TTCTCCTCAATCTTAAGGTCTATTTCTCTTAAAATGATTATCCAGTTAAGACTGATATTATTATCTATGATATACTGAACTATTCTCTTCTGTAAGCTCCATCTTAGCCCCTGAGATGTAAAATTTAGTACCATCTCAAGCCCTTTTCCTCTCATAGTATTCATGTTCATGCTCTGCATGAATTTCTTCATTTCTTTCTGTGTCTCAAGAGCTTCTTTCATGAAAGGAACTACAGAACGGTAAAGCATTATTATTGTCAAGCTCATAAAAACTATTGATATCCCATGATTTTCTATGTACAGCATAAGCTCCTTTAACTGCATTGCTATTCCTACTTTCTGTCTAAATAGTAAATAAACCCAGCTCTGGCAAGCAATTCTCTGTCTCCTCTGAAATTATCTCTATAATTGATATCCGCATAAATATTACTACGACCGTAGTCTCTTTTATAATCAATAACATTAAAATTAAGCTTGTTATCAGTAGCAGAGAGTTTTCCGCTCTCCACTACCTTTTGAATTGCTTTATCTACTACCTTGTCAGTTGTTTTTTCAATTATTTCTTCCGTTTTCTGCTCCAGTTTTTCTGTTATTCTTCCAGTGCTGGAGCTTTTGCTAAACCCACTATTTTGTCTTCATTTAATGCTCTTTCAATTTCTCTTGCTATTGCATGTTCATCAATCAATCTGTCAACAGTCGGTCTTAACCGTGGAGGAAATGCTTTCAAGACTAAGTTTTGTACTCTTAAAACGGCTTGAAATAAGACTTCATGATTTGGCTTTGTACCTTTTAAAATATCTCCAAAAGCAATTCCCTGCGGTATAAATTTTGTAATCAATCTAATAACTTTTTTATTTATTAGATATTTATAAAATCTCATAAATCCTTTTCCTAAAATTGTCACGAGATAAGTTCCCGCTGATACTCCGATTAAATTCAAAACATTTTGTCCTGCTCCGTTTGCCATTTGTAATAAAAATTCTTTCATTTTTAACATCTCCTTTGTTTTATTTATTTTATTTGTATTTTGAGCCACAAAAACAGCTTAAATTTTAATTCTTTTTGTTTCTTTGAGTTTTTATACCTAAAATCATTTTGGAACGCTTAAAACTAAAATATTAAAGTTTAAAAGTTTTCTTTCAGAAATTTTTCTTTTCTATCTACCCTGTTCAGCCATCCTCCCAAAAAAAATCTCTGCGTTGGTCTATTTGCAACAATGCTACGATAAAATCTACGTTGTAAATCGTGATAGACTTGTAAGAACTTGTCAGTGTCTACATGATTTAAAGCAAATAAGGTTTTATTTCCTATTTTCCCATCAGTTGCCAAATCAGACCCGTCGATAATATTAAGAGCCTGCTGCGCTTTTTTAGCACCCCATGTCCCGCTATTAACAATCCAATCGCAGATGGATAATGCTATCTTGTCATCGACTACTTCATTAAGCCTGTTGCCGTGATAATATTTTTTGTCATATATATCACGTGCAATCTCAATCGGCATATCTCTCATATGACCTTTATATCCGTACTTCCGAGCTTCAACTTCTATAATTCCGTACTTCGTTTTTCCTCCTGAATCGTATTTGTCATCGCTATACCCTCCTTCGACTTTTAACAGATAATCAAATATCTTTTGAAATCTATCCATTTAAATCACCTCTTTCTAATTTTTGAAAAAATCATTTACATCAAGCTCTAACAACTGCTCAATCGTGTATCTTTCCAACCCTGTTACAGCTGTTTGTTCGGCTATGTCTGCAATTTCTATAATATCCTGTATTTTCCCAGCTAAAACTTTCAGTTCTGCTTTATTTAACTCAATAAATTCAACAAGTCCTTTTTCATTTTGTGCCTTTACTTTTTCTATTTTATCTTGTTCCAGCACCCACATCAGAGATATTTTAAGCGACAATCTATTTCTGTTTTTCTCATTGTTCTCAAATATATACTTTTTACTAGCTTTTTCTATTTCTATTGTCTGATTTAAATAATTTGATTTCGCCTCCGCTAAGTTCTGTAACAATTTTTCCTTAAGTTCTTTTTTTATTTCGTTCATTAAAGTGTTATCCACTTTCCATTTTTTGTTTTCTCTATCCCAGACGCTCCAGTCATTAGGTTTTGTAACTCTCTTGACGGACTTAGACTTTTCATCTAAATACTCTCCGTCCGCTAAAAAGAGCTTTTCAGCAACAATCTGTTCATACTCGTTCATTTCTCTTAATTCTCCTGTTTCTGTGTCAATAACAGGATTTATGAGCAACGATGTTGAAAAAGTCATCGTTTCCGAATTCCAATCCGGGAAAAACAAGTTAGGATTTTCTTTAAATTTTTCAACTCCTAAGGTCATTGGTTGAGCTATTAGCTCTAATGTGTTTTTATCGTAAATGTAAATTATCATGATTTACCTCCTATATTTTTTATTTTATTTTCACATGATTGTTAAAAATACTAATCTATAAAATACGTTGCTGACCCTTTTAACACATTAAATCTTCCAAGATGCGCTCCCCATATTGTGATGTTAGTTGGATTTATCTGCATTCTAGTCGCCCCGTTAAATCCTGGAGTGAGTGAAGAAGAAGCAAGTGCAGCTTCAAATCCATAACTTTGATAAGTTGGACGAAATTTCACAGGAATTTCCAACAGTTGCTGATTTTCATGAAATGTGATGTTATTTCCGTCATTTTGCAATCTAACCATTACAGTCACAGTTTTCCCTTTTCTTGTAAAAATTACATCGCCATTTGCCACTTGAATTCTTTGACTCTCACTTTCATACAAATTTTCTAATCTATCCGAAAGTGGCTTATTGCTTATTGCCCTAAATTTAGAGCCGTCATTGTATGTTAAATTATTGTTAGCAATGCACTCATAATAATATTTCAAAGCCTTGTCATAGTAAAATTTCCCTGTGACTTTCGACCCTGTATCCTGGATATTTCCGCCGTACTCTAATCCTATTATTTCTGCCAGTCTTTTTCCCTCTAAAACTGTGTCTGTTTCTGTTCCAAATTCCGTAATATTGATTATTACAAACTGATTTCCGTTGTATGCCATTTCATATGACTTATTAGGTTTAAAGTCTCCAGCCTCTATCTGCTTTAAAGTTCCGTTATATTCTTTTAGCAACGTGTAATCAACATTATTTAGCCTTAATTTTGTTGTTGTATTTGTGTTTTTAGCATCAACATTAATCCTTAATTTCAAATCATTGTTCATTCCAAATTCTGTCAAACCATCTAAGTTACAAACATAGTAATCTATATTCAAATTTGTTGTTTTATTTGCCTGTAATGTATGCACATTTCCAAGCTGCAATCCATTGTATATTTCCTCAGTTTCAGGAGTTCCGTTTTCTCTTATAGTTCCAAAAGCCGGAATTATATTTTTAATCTTAGCATCTCCTCTATTTGTATCTTCCACTTTATAGTGAGTTGGAAATTCAACTTGTTGTGCCTTAAATTTCGTTAATTTAGCCATGTTACCTCCTTATTTTAAATTAATCATATTATCTTTTCCTAAATCAAATTGACCTAGATTATTTCTTCCAAATCTTCCAAATGTGGAATAAGAGAAATTACAAACAGGATTTCTCTTAACTTCATTTTTAATTACATTCTGTCCTAATGATTTACTTCCAAATCTCATTCCAACTATGTAGTTATCCAAACATTTTGAAGTATTTACTTTAACTCCGCCGCCAACAATACTATTTAAGTCAAGTTCGTCAATCAAAGAATAATCATAATCTCTGTCACTTACAAATTTGACATCATAAAGTGCATATTCGTTATTAGTATTTAATTCGATAACTGGAGTTATTCCTGTAAACATTTCGCCAATATTACTTATTGTTTCTAAGTTTGGAATCAGCTTATATTTTCTCATTGCCAGTTTAATTCTGTTCCTGTATCTGTCATCGGTTTGTCCGTTTCTGCTGACGTTAAATTTAATGCCTAAGTCGTCTAAAAACTCTCCTGTCGCATAATTTATTAAATGCTGTTTCTCCAGCAAATTATAAATGTTATCAATTTCATCAAAAAGTTTTGCTACAGCTTTAAAAAACGCCTGTATATTTTCGTTCTTTTTAAGCCACCAAGGGCATTTAGACAGTAAATAATCATAATTATTCTGCATACTCCGCCACCTCGTTAAAGCCTAATTTTAATACTTTTTGAAAATTATTCCCTGATGTCTCTTTCAGCTTAAAAGAAACATCTATATTTAAAAGCTTTTCAGCGGAATACACTGTTCTTATAAATTCGCTCTCGCACTTATAAGAAGTTATATACTCCCCTACTTTTACAGATTTTATGTATTCCTTGACAATGTCTCTCAAATTTTCTTCAAGAATATTTACTCCATCAGCTTTTTGGAATTCAATTTTTACCTGTATTTCTCTTTTTTTCGGTCTATAAAATCTCACTTCCCTGTCTATTCCCTGATTATCCTTGACAGTTACAACTGTATCTCCATTCATTTGAATAGCCTGATCCTTTTTCTTCCATATTGCTTTTGCTATATCCTCATTTCTTCCACCGTCTACTATTAAAACGATTGATTTAGGCTCTAATCCTTTACTGTCAACTGTCATTGTCTTATTTTCATCAGCATAGACAGATTTGACACCTTCTTGCTTTAAAATCTCTGCTCTTATTCCATCCAAATTCCATTCACTTTCGTTTCTGCTTAAAAACCAACGTTCTATATAAGCATTATCTGTTTCCTGTTCCTGTCCTCCCGCTGCAACTTCATTTTGTTTAAAGTCGTATACGCCATTAACAACTTTAACAAGCTTTATAATGCTACCTATTTCCTTGTTTCCTTGTTCTCCTGCAATATCACATTCAAATTTAAAAGTTGTCTTATTATTCAGTGTTCCATTTTCCGAAAGTGTATATCTTGTTCCGTCATTTGCTTCAACGATTACATCTCCTATTTCAAGAGGAACATTTAATCCTCCAATTAATTCAATATTTACCGTTGCCTTACTTTCCTGTTTTCTTTTAAAGAAAAATGGACTATTTGAAAGATGTTCATCTATTTCTATTCCCTCACAGTTCAGCAAATTCATTTTATCTGCCTGTATCTGCTGACGTTCCATCTTAACTCTCATAAGTCTAGCAACAGGGAACATAAGCATAAACCAGGCACTTCGTTTATCGTTAGAATAGTCATCTTTCAGTAATGATTTTAGTTCATTATTCAATACATTCATGTTGTCCTGTACTGTATTAACCGTTATTCTCGCCAACCTATACCAACTCCCTCCATCAGCATTTTTTCATTATCAGCAAATACAAGCCCTATATTTATTTTCAATTTTCTATTTTCAAACTCATAGACTTCAACAAAGCAACTTTTCAAATAATCCTTAAAATTGTTGTAAATTTTATTTCTTATATGTTCTATTACTTCATTTTCATTTCCATGTGTTCCAAAGAGCTTTTCAAAGTTCAAGCCATATTCTGTGTCATAGTCCAGCTCTCCCTCTCTTATGTGCAACATTAAGACTATCTGCTGTATTATTTCAAAATACTTTTCTCTGATTTTAAAAAACTGTACATCTCCATTTTCAACATATATTTCTCCAGTTGCATTGTTCAATTTTATATCCATAAATCACGCTCCTTACGGATGTATATAAGGAGTTCCGCCTTTGCTCACTCCGCTATCAGTATCAACGCTTTTTGCTTTAATCGGTCCGCTTTCAATGCTACCAACTTTTAATTTTCCTGTTATTTCAGTATTTCCGTTTACAGTTAAATCGCCATCTAAAACAACGTCGCCGTTTATCTCTATATTTTCAGGAATATCTACAGCAGTCGGATCAGTAGAAATCAAAATTGGCAAAGCAATAGCGTTTGTCAGATTATGCCTTTTATTAGTATTAACAATGCTAGTTTCTTTAGTAATATATCCGCTTATATCCCTGCTACATATAAGCAGCGGAACAATATCTCCAGCCTTAAAATTTAGCTTGATATTTATGTTCCTGTTTCCAATCTGGCACATCGGAACATGTAGAATAGGGGGTAAATTAACTTCTTTGTATTCAGCTATAGGCTCAACGTCTACAAATCCATTAGAATGTACTTTTGTAATTTTAGCTATAACGGAAGTATCTATTCTTCCAATCATGGCTTTTAAATATTCTTCCATTATTTTACTTTTTTCCTTTCTTTCTTTTTGTCTGAATAGTTTTTCCTTTTTTGTTTTCAGATTTTTCAATTTGCTTTATTTCAGCATTATTTTTCTTAACATCAGAAGAGTTATTAATTACTCTTACTTTTAAAGTCATTACAAAGTCGCTTATATCAGATATTTCAACAATCTGACATATTGTAGATATTTCATTGCTTATAAGTTCAATTAGATCACCCTTTTTCAACTGATAAATTAGTAAGCATTTGACTTCATAATCATATTTAAGTTCTTCTTTTTTCTCTGTTTTTTTATCCTTTTTAGTTTCCTTAGCTTTTTTAGAATTCTTGTTTTTTTCTTCTTTTTTATTATTTTTTGCTTTTCCCTTTTCCTTTTTTGCCATTTTTACCCCCTTTTTTTGAGGATTTCTTACTTCCTTTTTTAGATTTTCCAGATTTTGAAGTTTTTCCTTTGTTTTCTTTTTCAACCTTATAGCTTATCTCTTCAACATTTTGCGGTTTAGGTTCTTCCAGTAGTCCGCTCTGATAACTCAATTTAATGACTTTTTCAGTATCAACTTCATCATGATAAATATAAATAAAATCATTTTTTGTTGTCATCTGACTATTGCAATCCTTGACTATCTGACTTATTTCATATAATCCACTGCCTAGAATGCTTTCGCCTATGCTGTACACCTTGTCAGTCTTTAATTCACATTGCTTTACAGTAAATCCGCATTTACTAGCCAAGTCATTGATTATTGTACTTGCATTAGTTCCAGGAGCATATGCGGAACTTATAAGCTTTCTAAAATCGGCTGGAACTTCTCGGCATTTAAGCTTTAAAGTTCCTTTTTCAACTTCTTTTTTAGTAATTATTCCACTTGCTACCTCTCCAATATCTGTTCCATACCCTGCTACAAGTCTGACATCATTTTTAAGCTTGATTTTAGCTATTGTAGTATTTGTCAAACCATGTATTTCAATGTTAAATTCGTTTGGCTCTTCGTTAACTGATTTATAGTTCCATTTTATTTCTACTCCGTTAATTATTTGCGGATCTGTTAAGTTATAATCTTTTGGAAAAATGAAATTTAAATCTCCGTCATCTGTTTCAATCTTTATTTCAGTTCTTTCTAAAAATAGTTTATTCAACATCTTCTTCATCCTCTTCTATCTCAAAGTATTCAAGAAACACAGTTTCACAGAAGTTCTCAAAAGTGACTGGAATTTCTTTGTTATCCTGTGCCAGCGGAACAATATAGCAGTTAAGGAAATCATTATTTGTATTTTCATTGCCATCTTCCAGCATGAACCAGCCAAGAGGTCTTCCACAGATAAGCTTTTCATTCTCAAGCAATATTTCTCCATCTTCGTCCATTATGTCAACATAAATACGGTCACTTGTCTTAAAATGCTTTATTCTAAGTAAATAAATTTCACTACCGCTTTTAAATGTAAAGACATAAGGTATTTTGTTTTTATCTATTTCTATTCTCATTTCAAGAACCCCCAAAAATCAAAGCCACTGTTTTTTGTTCCTGCAACTCCTGTTTTCTGTTCTTCTTTTAAAATAGTTTTTTCAGATTCAAGTACTTGACCTTTTTTCATCAGATAAGCAAATTCAAGAACTTCAAAGTCTATTTCAAATTTTATAGCCGTCTGATGTTCGTAATTTCTTGAAACTTTAGTGATAATCATATCTTCTATTGTTTCATTTGTTGAAATTGTACAGAGTTCCTTTTTCTGCCACAGTTCCACTATTTCAGCATACACCGCCTCAGGATTTTCAGTTCCAATTTGAGTAAGTAGAACAGAAATATTGTATTTTCTGTTCCCATGTGATACATTACTGCTTATCAATGTGCTATCCCTGTCTTCAAGTGAGTGCGTCTTGACGCTGCTACTTCTATCATCGCTTGTTATATGTACCCATTCAAGTGGAATATCATTGATTTTACATCTGTCAGCGTCCTCAAAGAGTTTAAATCCAAATCTATTTTGAAAAAAATTATTTACTTGATCCGAATGAGCTAAAGCAACTCCATAAATTCCAGCTCCTGCTGTTCCTAACATAGTATTTAATCCCATGCTGTAACCTTTGTTATATGCCATTTTACCTAATGAGCTGTTTTTCATTGCGTTTAAATTGCTAAAATCCATTGCTCTAACCTCCCATCATTGCGAAACTGTCGTCAAAAAATTCTCTCAAAATTTTCTTGACCTTTTTTTCAAGTTCGTTGCCATTTTCTCCTGTGTTTTCAATAACAATTGTTGGAGAAAAGACATATTTATTGTTATTGCCTTTATTCGTTGTTGAATTGTTGGTTGTTGAAGCCTTACCATTTGCACTAAACGTCTTCTTCATCCCACTCAGTCCATCCTCAAGTATTCCTCTTGTTGTTTCAGCTGTGGAAATTTCTGTTCCCTGCGGCAAATTCATCAGCATTTCCTGTCCTGCTAAGAACTGTTGACCGCCTGGAAGTTTAATCATTTCCGCACCTTTTTCAGCTACTGTAGTCAGTCCACCTCTCCAGGACTTAGCTCCAATATAACTTTTTCCTATTCCAAATCCTTTAAAAATATTGAATTTAGATACAGCATTGGAAATTTTTCCGCCAAGTTCACCTATTTTTCCAAACAATCCATCAATAAATCCTTTAATACCATTTATAGCACTCTGTGCCACGCTCTTCGCCTTGTTAAAAGCATTAGTAAAGAACACGGCTATCTGATTTATTACTCCACCTATAGCATTTATTACTCCTGAAACAACTCCTAAAATGCCGCTCATTATACTTGCAACAACCCCGATAATTGCTGAAAATACGCCAACTATTGTTGAAGACATTCCTATAAATATTCCTATTACTACCTGTACAACGGGAACTATTATTCCGAGCAATACCACTCCTATTTGAATTATTATTCCTATAATCGGCATTATTGCCGTTGCAACTTGAATAACATAATTAACTATCATTCCTATTGTCTGCATAATTGGTGCGAGTAAAGGTGTTATCATAGTTAATGCCTGCATTATTATATTAAATGTCATTCCAAACAGATTTCCTATACTTCCAAAGTCAATAGTCTGAAATAATGTAGAAAAAGCATTTCCTATATTTCCTATTATCTGTCCTACTTGCTCAAAATTAATTCCTTGCAAAGCTCCGTTAATTACTCCTGCAATTGTTCCACCAAAAGCAATTAATCCGTTTAATGCTCCTGCAAATCCATCTGTCAGCCCTTTTCCTCCGCTCACAGAATTAAATATACCCATGATTGTATTTCCAAGAGTTGCAAGTGGACCCAATAAAGGAGCAAAATTCAATTTAGAAAACAGCTGTGTAACTACATCAAAGCCTTTACTTAAGTTTTCCACGAGCTGTATACCGAACTGTTGGACATAAGGTATCATTGCTGTTATTCCAGGAGCTAGTTTTCCACCAATTTGAATTGCGGCTTTTCCTATTTCTTCCTGCATGTCACCCCATAAGTTTTTAGCCTGTTGAATTTTACCTTCAGGAGTATTTGCCAATGCCTCATTTACATTACCGACATTTCTTTCTAGTATCTGTTGCATCATCGCCGCCCTTTGAGCAGTATTTAAAGACTTGAATTGCTTTGCCTCATTATCTGTTAACGCAATTCCAACTTTTCTTAATGCGGCTAACTGCCCAGTACTCATTGCTTTTCCTATCATGTTAGCTGTTCCATAAAAGTCCTCAGCTGTTCCATTCATTCCTTTTTGGTTAGCAACTATATCGGCGATTTTAGGCATAAGCATATTAATTTCCTTATTAGTTAACTGGAATGTTGACAATTGTGCTTGTCCAGCCATTACGAGCTCGTCGCCATACACACCTTTACTTTGTATTCTGCTTGCTTCTCCTTTAAATTCCTCAAATACTTTGTTCATTGTGTTAGGATTTTTCTTATAAGCTCCTACTATCTGAATATTTGACTGTAATTTCTGTTCACTTTGTGATTGCAATTTATAAGCGCTAACGGATTCCTTAACAAAGTTAACTGCTGCACCTAAAGAAACTACAATTCCTATCATTCCAGCTAATTTTGCTATATTACTTTTTAAAAAATTGAATTTTCCAGCTAAACTTTTAACTCCACTTCCGACTTTTTTCATAGCTCCTGTAAACTTACTAAGAATTCCAGCTTTAAAAGCGTTCTGTACTGCCTTTCCAACTGCCTTGAAAGAGTTAGCAAGCGGATTTGCTGAAAAAATAATTCTATTAATTTTGTCCCTTGTTTTGTCAAAAACTCCTGAAATCTTTTTCCCTACAAAAGGAATTCTATCCAGTCTATTAATTAGATTATTAACACCATTAGCATTTATTCTGTTTCCAAGTCTTGAAATAACTCCATTTACCTTGCCAACTGTTGGCAGGACGCTTACCATCTTACTTCTAAGTTTTTGTATTCCACTACCATGTATATTATTTCCAATGTTTCCAACTTTCTTTTCAACATTGTCGGCAACAGGTAAAATACTTCTCATTTTTCCTCTAATCTTATTTATTGCACTGTCTACATTTGATTTTGCATTAATTAAAATCTCTAATTTATTTTTACCTGCCATGTTAATTACTCCTTTTTACCAAAATCATTGATAGCCTGTATCCATTGAAAGAACCTAACATTGCTCATATCAAGAACAACGTTAGGGTCTTTAATTTCATTCCTGACTATGAATTCCCATTTTGCTTTGACTAATGGATTTTCATAGTCATCTCCTGCTATTTCAATTTCATGTTTAATTTTCTTTTCTTCTTCTCTTTCGACTTTCCCATGTAGTCAACTATAACCTCACATATCTCAACAAGAGCTTCAGTATCATGTTCGAAAAAGTCTACTTTTCTTGCTTCAACTGGTTTTTCAACCATTTTTGGCAATAATATTCCAGCGAAAGTTAAATAATCATATTTTGCAACTAAATCTAAATATGCTTTCTGATACATCTGTGTATTTTGCGGTTTAGTTAGCCTGAAATCTACTTCTTTTGTATCTCCGTCCTCATTGATATATATTTCCTGACCTTTTATATTAAGTCTTCCCATTTCATCAATAAATACGTTATTTTGTTCTTTTGTTTCCTCAATTGTTTCTGTTCTTTTGTCTTCCATTTTTTATATCCTCCTATACCTGTTCTTCATATTTTGCAGCCTGTACTGTAAATTCAATCTCAATATCTTTAGTATTATTTTTTCTTTCTCCACCTTTTTGTACAGATACTCCTGAACCTATTCCAACTACCTTGTTCATTCCTGTATTATCTATATATGTTAATGTTCCTAATTTCCCATCAGGATTTTTATTACATTTAGTTAAAAAAATGTCATCGTCTGATCCTTTTACTGTTGTAACTTTAATTTCCCTTTTTGTTACTCTTGTCTGAATTGTTGGAACATTCCCCTTGATATCAGGGTCTCCCATTGTATGCGAATCTTCAGTTGGATTGTTATTAATCTCTTTAGCTTCTTTTATCATATAAGTTCCTATTCCCGGGAAAGTTATAATTAAATCCACTTTACTTAAATCAACTGATTTTTCTAAAAAATTATTACCCATTTTCTACCTCCTAAACTGTTATTGGTTCATCGTGCCACACCAACTCAACATCTATTTCTTCGATTTCTGTTGATAATGTAAAGTTAATCTTTACATTTCTTAGCACTCTGTTTATATAATCGTCTACAGTTAATCCTGTAGTTGCTGATGTATCTTCTATATTTGGAACGGTAACTTTAAATAAGTATTCTCCATTGTTACTCTTCGCAAATGCTCCCTGCTTTCCTAATTCTGTCATAGCTCTAATTAACATGTCCTCAATACTTGGAATTCCGTCTGAATCCATTGTTGTATTTTTACGCATTATTAAGAGCCTATGTAAGTTAGTATCGACTGCATGAGTTATTGCGTCTATTTTAATAGTTTGGTCTGCATGTGTAATTCCATCAGCACACCATGACCCACTTGTTACAGCGTTAAATCCAACTCTGCTTTCTGTGTAGTTTATAAATAGTTCATCAAGTTTAGCTGACTTAGTTGTATCATTACAGCTCGGTTCTACCCCCAGTATTCTTCTGTCCGACCATCTTCCATTTATCCCCTGGACAAATGTCCATGCTGGCAATCCAAAGATGTCAAGATTATCTTTTCCCTCTGTTCCAAACATGTAATATATTCTTTTGCTTTCCCTTATATTGGCTGGGGTCTTATCTCCATCAGTATTAAGGACTACTCCAAATTTCCCAGTTCTAGTCAGATATTTTGATAACAAAGCTATAAATGCCTTGTCATAGAACGCTACAACTACCCCATAGAATTCGCCCTCAGGCAAACTGTTAAGGAATGCCTCATTTGGCGTTGTCTTACCTACACAGTACCACTGTTCAGGCTGTAATCTGTTACCATCAAAATCCTCTTGCGAAAGGAATGTATTTATTCCTTTATACATTAAAGAAGTGTTTCCAAAATCGGTCTCCACTTCCTTTAAAGTTGTATATCTTTTATAGTCCTTGTCTGCCTCTTTAGTGATAAATAAAATTTTACTAAAATCTCCCATCACTAAAGGTTTTCTAGGTCTATTAACTACTACTTTTACTTTTTTTCTAGCCATTTTCTACCTCCACTTTTACATCTTTTATTAACTGTCTTACTCTTTCGCTTGTTTCACGCCAATTTATTTCCACATCAAAGCTAAATCTGTAAATATATTGACTGCTTTCAAGGAAAGTTAAGTCCTTTATTTCTATTTCATCATCACTTAATCCAAATCCATTTCTGACAAGTTCGTGCCTTTTTTTAAAGACTATTACTTCAAGTAATTCACCCGCCATTTCCTCTGCTCTTGCCTGTGTTGGAGCATAAAAACCAATTTGGAAATAAGCAAAAACAAGTCTCATTGCCTGTTCCTTAATGCTTTCTTCTGTTGTTTCTACAGTCCTGTATGCACTGTAAGCTGATTTTGTTTTACTTATTGTGTGCATTACAGCACATTCAGACGGTTTTTTTGCCATATGATCGTCACGAATAATCTGAAAGTCTACAAAACTAGCCAATAATTTCCTTAATTTTTCATTTTTCATTCCTGCACCCTCTCAATGTAATAAACTCTAAGCTGATCATGCTTCATATAATTCCTAGCAGTTGTTACAATGTAACTGTTGCCCTCAAATTCAATGATTTGTTTTGTCTCAATATCTATGTAACAGTATATTTTTTTAGTGTCCAGCGTTACCTGTATCCCCTGGTCCGTCAGCATTTTTATATCCTGTCTACCTAAATTAAATACAGCTCCCTCGAACTCCTTGCTTTCGTCAACTTCAACTAGTTCAGAATCAATCCATTTGCTAGCTTTATTTGTTATTTTGCATTTGCTAAAAAAACGTTTAGGAATAAATGTTTTATGTGCCATTCTATACCTCCACAATTTCATATTTAATTGATTCATAAAGTGAGTGAGTATCCATAAGTGGTTTTGTTGAGTTATTGCCTTTTCTTTGTCTTATTTTAATAGTCTTTAGATTAAGTGCTGCAAAATTCCCACTCATTATTGTTTTCTTTATCTTCTGAACAACAAATTCGCCCAAATTTTCATATGCTTCTTGCCCTGAAATTTCTCCCTGTATAATCATTTCAATCTGCATGTTCATATATTCTTTAATTCTGTTCTGTGCATTTTCAGTTCCAACAGATAATCTGAAAAATGGTCTTTTTGGAATATGGCTTGTTCCATATTCATTAAATATCGCATAGTCCTGTACAGAAACTCCATCAGCACTGCCATTTCCTAATACTCCAACTTTTACAGCATGTGTCTGTAAATATTCCAGTTCCTTTTGCAGCTTTTCCAAATCTCCTAACTCTTCAACTATACTAGCCATATATCAACCTCGCTATGTTATTCAGCTTATCGTTCCTAGTTGTCAGCATATCTCTCATTGAATAAGCTATGTCATCTATCTTGTAACTTGTATATTTACTTATTTCTTCATCAAAGCTATTTATAAAGTCATCTACAAGTCCGACAATTTCAAATTTGAGCCAGTCAGGAAGTTCTTTATAGCCTGCCGTATAAGTTATTTCAACCTCTTTTTCTTGCTTGTAACAGCACGGACATTCTCTGTATTTTATAAGAGTTATAAAATTTGAACTTCTGCCATACCTAAAATTACGCATTTCTTTGTCACTTTCTCCTGATATAAAAACATTTGTAACTTTTATGACTGGTCTATGATTTAAATATATATTTTTCATATACGGATAAAATTCAACAACTTCATGTTCTTCAAGCTCGTATCCAAGTATATTTTCAATGTAACTAACAACTGACTTTAACAAAGTTTCAACCTTAGCTAATTTTTCATCAGCTAAGGTCTTACCCGTTATTTTTTTATAGTCTTCAATTGTGATTAACATTCAAATCACCTCTATTTTACTTTTAGTACAGAGAACGCCTTAGGTCTTATTACTCCTCCACCTATTCTGATTCTTGTGTAGTATTCTGTTGTTCTTTCATTCACGTTTCTGTGTAGTTCCTGCTCAAATCCTTTTTTCAAGTAATAAGCATAACCTTTTTTAAAGTCACAAAATACAGCTGGATATTTTCCAGTATCTATGTCTTCAAGGAACTCTTCGACATATACTGGGTATCCATTGAATTTCATTGTTGCTCCCTCTATGATGTTAGCCCATAAAAATCTTCCATCAGCGTCTTTCCATAATTTCATTTCTTCATAGAGTTTAGGAGAAACAAAGTAAGCTGCCCCTTGTCTGTAACTTGCTTTCATTCCTGTTTCCAGTTTCACTAAGTCATCTGCTGTTACTTTTTTAGTTGTTGCTGACGTAATAGCTGCACCTGTTATCGCTGTATTTGTTAAAAATCCTTCAATAAATTGTTCTGTTGAAGCATTGTATGTTCCTTTTACAGTTAAATCAGATAAAGTCTGTCCGAATTCTTCTGATATTGCCTCTTTAAGTTCTCCTACCATGTCAAACGCACTGTCCTGCACCAGCTCATCAGTAATTGGATATCTAACCTGTCTGTATCCTGCTCTTAATTCTTTATGTGTGTACGCTAATGTTCCGTCCTGTGTGTTCCCTTGACCCTCTTTAACAATTTGATTGGCTGGAGTTATATCATTTCTGACAGGTATTTTTATATAGTCACCACTACCTTGATAAATCTTTCCATTCATTAGGAAATTTGAAACTTCTTTAGTTTCTTTCAGTATTTCATTTGACAATATAGTTGGAATTAATACTGTTGCCTGTCCTGTTCCTATTGCGGCTTTTTCTAATCCCTCGATTTCTTTGTCTCCAGTTCTCAAATATTTTTCAAAAGCAATGTTTGCTTTTTTTTCTTCCGTTTCAGGACTAGGTACACCTTTTTTCATAACTTCATCTAATGCTTTACCCATATTTTCAAGATCTTCATTAGCCTTGTTGATTTTGCCTTCCAACTCCTCATTCTTTTTCAACGCTGCTGTTAAATCTTCATTAGCTTTTTTAATATCCTCTGTGTTTTGTTTCATTTCTTTTTCAAAATCTTCAATATTTTTTGGCATATTATCATCTCCTTTATTTTTATTTATATTATTATCGCCTTTTACTGTTTCCACCGTTGCGTCAGGTACTGCTCCTTTTAATACAACACTCCCCTCAACAACATCAATTTCTTTTATTATTCTTGCTTCAACTTCGCCTTTATCAGTCTGTATCTTTCCCCATTCTCTTTGCTTTAGAAATCCGCCGACTGACATTTCGTAATTTGCTCCGTTTTTCATCATTGAATAAACTTTCTGTGCGTCCTTATTTATTGCATTTCCGTTTTCATCAGTAGATAAATCAAGTTTAGCTGTAAATTTAAGATTTCCTTTTTCATCTTGATATACTTTCAATGTTCCAAGTTCTTTGCTCCATTCGTGCATATGCAGTAAAAAATAAGTTTTATCTTTATTCACTTTATCCAATGCTTCTTTGTCAAAATAATCTCCATAGCTGTCAATAACGCTGTGAGTTATTAACTGTCCTTCGATTATTCCTTTTTCTTCTGTGTCTTTTTTCAATACCATTTCGACACTTTTTTGAAATTTTTCCATTATTACCTCCTTTACACTAATTCACAATGACAATTTATGATTTCTCCAGCAGGTGCTTCAGGATCATGCGGATATTTAAGTCCACAACTGAATGTTTCCTCTGCTCCTATTGTTTCCTTATCACAAGCTAGATGTGACGGTCTATCTGTTTTCCCACCGCCTACATGCCACCATGTTTTTTCAAGTCCTGCTTTTACAAGACCGTTATAATATGTTGTCGTTGATGTCGTGGCTGTTTCAGTTCTAGCTATTACCATTGCCCTTGTTTTTTCCATTCCTTTAACTTTTTGAGTTATTTCCTTTGCTATTTCTTTAATATTTTTTCCGCTTGCTTGTCCTTTTACAATTATTTTGTTAATTGTATTTTTAGTTGTTTGAGTTACATTTGTTACTTTTTGAGCCATTACCTTTTCACTGAACTTCTTCAAAGTATCATTTTTAATAGCAGGAATAAGCTCTTTACTGATATTCCTATGAGTTACTAGAAAACTTGATGTTTCATTTACTGTTTCAAGCATTCCTTTTTTTAGCTGATTGTATAACTGTGTACTAAATGTTTCCCATGCCAATTCACTTATAAATAATTGTTCATCAGGATCTATTTCGCCTCTTAACTGTTTAAAGACAGTCCTTAATCTTCCAAACTGTCTTAATATAAGTCTGTTCCTCATTTTAAGCTGCTTTTTTGCAATTATTTTTTTCTGTGAATTAGTCAGCTTAATTTTCTTCGTTTTCTGCTTCTTCGCCATCATCTTCCTCCTCAACTGGCTTTACATCTCCATAAATTTCTTTTAATGATGTCGTTCCTGTATTTATTAAAATATCATCGCCATTTTCGACAGGAGGATATTCAAGCTCTGCTCTTTTCTCATTTATTGTTAAATAGCTGATATTGTTCAGCCTTTCCATTTTTGTATTCCTATCTTCTTTTAAAACTTCAATTTTTGATGTATCAAAATCAATTCTCTCATTCGGTCCCAGCTTATCCTTAAATATTCCATTCAGATGTTCAGCAATCTGTTCAGCCGTTGGAATTATGTTTTCAGTATATAAATCCTTTTTAGCCTCTTTGTAGTTGCTGAATTTGCTGTTTGTCCTATCTCCTATCAATATACTTGGAACATTTAAGACGCTGGCTGTTATGTTTCTTATTTCATCTAATGCTGTAAGAAAATCAAAGTCTTTAGGTGTAAAATCTCCGTTCTTTATATCAATATCTGTTCCATCTAATATAAGAGGAACTCCTGTATTTTTTGCTCCTGATTTTGATTTTATTTCTTCTAACAATTCCTCTTTTTTCTTTGAACTAAGAAACTGTTTAACCAGTGCTATTATTTCCCTTTTTCCACCATTCTTTAATATCCCAACGTTCCAGGCTGTAATATAACAATAATATGCATGTAGCATTGTTAATGATTTGACTTTGCTTATTCCATGCCCTGCACCAGCAACATTGTCATATATATTAATACTTTTAATATACGTAAACTGTTCCAGCTGTTCTCCTGTATATTCTTTCATTCCTATTCTTATTCTTTTAATTCCGTTCAGAACGTTCTGGTCGTCATATTCGACCATATATGTTCCTTTTCTTAGAAGAATAATTTCAGACTTCGTGAATAAATCCTGCCTTAAAACAAGTAATTCCCCGTATATGATATAGTAGAGTGAAAAATAATTAATCAGTTGATCTGTATTTAATATTTTTGACGGACTTCTTATTGTCCTGTTTACATAGCTGTCTTTAACTTCTGTTATATTATCGTTGTGTCCTTTTTTATATGTACTCCAAGTCAAATTATTGATAGCCTCGTTAATCCTCGTTATTGCACTTGATGTAAACGGATTGTCATATAATTCATTTAAAAACTTCTCGCTGTCTTGTTTATAAAATCCGTCGAATATTCTTCCAAATTCATTTATTGAAATTATTTGCTGTTTATTTTTTCTTAAAAAATTTAAACCAAACAATTTATTCCTCCTTCCTTTTATAGTAGTCTTTATTTAAAATATATGGCGTATATTCACTTATTCCGTACTTGATAGCGTCAAATGTATGTGGGTCAATGTTAAATGGTTTTTGAGTTTTTGGATTTTTGGCAACAAGCCCGTTCTTATCCAAGTGCCATTTTAATTCGGTTAGTTCCCTGTAAGTATTGGGGCATACATTTTTATCTATAAATATATTTCTGAATGACTGTATTTTTTTTACCCCTGATTTACTCATATCAGGAGTTTTTTTAGCCGCATTAATCAAAAGACCATTCATGTTATAGAAAGCTATCGCTTTAGGCTCTGCACTGTCTGCATATGTTACTTCTCCCTCAGCAATCATTTTTTGTATTATTTCTGTTTCTAACATTTCAGGATCAGTTAACTTATTCTTATAAAATTCTTCAAAGATATATAGGTCATTCAGTTCTTCATCAATTACCATTCTTACAATCGCGTTGTACGAATGTTCAAATCCGAAATCAAAGCCTGTGTATCTGTTCCATTTATCGACAATTATTTTTTCTATTCTCTCCTGATCCATATGTCTGATATTTCTGAAAATATTTTGTCCTGAACTGCCAAATCTTCCCAGTGTCTTTATCGCCCGTTGAAAATCATCTGTTTCGTTTTCCAGCAATGCTATAAAGTCATCAGGAAGAAATTTATTGTCGCTGTATACTGAATGATGAAGATATATTTTTTCACTGTATACTTTTCCACTTTTCAATTTTGTTTCTTCGACCGAATTTATAATTCTTTCGTTGTATAAATCCAGTTCAGTCTTTCCAGCTTTATCAAGTATTGACATAAGGTATTTATATGTCCATACACCATATTCATTTGGATTAGTAGTGAGTATAATTACGTTTCTGTTTCTTACTGAACGCAATCTCGCTTTAAGCTCTTTAAATGATTTAAAATCAATTTCGTCTGCTTCTTCTATCCAGATTGTGTCAATATCCTTGATTGATTTTATTTTCCTTACATCATCAAGACCTCTAAAAATAAATTCGCTGCCTGTTATCGTGCATTTAATGCTCAAAGGACTTGTTGTACTGTAAAAGTAATTATTTAATCCTAATGTTTCAATACTGCTTTCAAGATCCGCAAAACAGCTTCCTCTTAAATTTTCCTTTACCTGTCTGACTACTAATATTTTTCTTTTCTCCATAGCTGACATTATTATTAATTTAAAAGCCGCAACATAAGATTTCCCACTTCCATATCCGCCCAGTAGGAAATACACGCTCTTTTCATTGTCCTTGATAAATTCCTTAAAATGTTTATTTACTTCAGTTCTTATCCTCATACATCTATCAGCTCAATTTCTATCTTTGTGTCCTCATCGTTGATTTTGTTCTTGCTCTTTTCAACTTCTATTTTCTCAAGCTGTAACTCCTCATTCGATAATTGCTGATCTATTTCAAGTAGTTCATAAGGAGTTAACATCTTGCCTGTTCTCATTAAGTCCATACCCATTTTCTTAATAGTCTGATATGCTTTTTCATATTCCTGTATCTTTTTAATGTTTGTTTCTTCTTTACTGCTTAACTCATTAGTAGTTTTTATTATCAGATTAGCTTTTGCAACCTCTGTATTTTTCAATATCTTGTAAATGTCGCCTTTATATACTTCATCTACAATTCTTTCAAGATATTCTTCGGTACGTTCCTTTCTTATCTGCCTTATGTTTTTTGCTTTCTTGTAATAAGCACTCTTTTTTATTCCGTACTTTTCCATTACTTCGTTTTTTGACATTCCATTTAAAATATCCTGCTGGATTTTTATTTCGTTTTCATTTGCAACCATTTTTGACTGGTTGCATTTTTTGGTTGCATTTTTTCTCTTGCTGGTTGCAGTATTTTCTTTTTTTTTAATCCATTTTTCTCTGCTGATCCAACTCTTGATAGTTCCAACTTTTTGATTATATTTTTCAGCCAGTGCTCTTATACTTGTTCCATTTTCATATTCGGTTTTTATTAACAGCTTTATGTCTTCATTGCTCATGCTCCTATCTCCATTTATTCATCTTCATTTTCTTTTAAATCCTCTTCACTGTAAAATTCTTTAAAATGATTTTTTATCTGTGTTACATCACCTTTATAAAAAATCAATATATTTTGATGTATCTTTGTTATTTTTCTGCTTATGTTAAATGCCCTGCCGGCTCTTATAGCTGCACTTCCGACTGGTTCTCTATAAATTACTTGGTTATAGTAATTTAGCCCAGCTTTTTCAAATGCCTCTATGGTATCGCCTACAAAATCTATTAATTTTCCTTTTTTATCTCTTACATCTCCGACAACAAATATTGCGAATCTGTTTTCTTTTAATTTGTTGCAGTGATTTTTAATTATCCTGTTGTACTTATCTTTAAACTGTTCGTATTCCATATTTGATAAATCATTTTCATTATTGCTGTACACTTCCAGGTCTAGATATGGAGGACAACTGAATATTAAATCCTGTGTGCCGTCTTCGACATATTTACCTACATTCTCACTGTCATCTGTTATGAAATTAGGGGATATTTTTAATTCCTTTGCCTGTGCCTTGTTCTGTTCTGTCTGTTCTTCCCTTATATCAAATCCTGTATATTTAAATCCCAGTAGTTCAGCAACAGCACCACGCACACACCCCCCCGAAAATGGGTCAAGCACCTTTATTTCCTTGCTTTGTGGGGTATACCATTTATAGAATACTTCACATATTGCACCGTCAAAAACACTTGTTCCGTAGTTTTGATCTATAAGGCTTTTATCTCTTCCCTTGCTACTGTCAAAAAGTTCTTTCCATTTATTTTTGATGTCTAGCCACGGGCTTTTGTTAGCGTCTATAATGGAAAAAGGCGGTATTATGAACTTGCTTTCGAGGTTGCCCTTTTGCTCCTCTGTTGCAGATCCATATTTATCCGTCAATAATTCCTCTTCTATTTCCATTATTTCCTGTAGCTCTATTTCATCGAATCCTAGTAATGATGTGTTGAAATCTACGCTTTCAAGCTCTTCTATTTCCTGTTTTAATATTTCCATGTTAAAACCTGTATTCAACGTATATTGATTATCCGCTATCATATACGCTTTTTTATCTTCTTCTGTTAAATCTGTATGTCTCACTACTTGAATATCTCTATAACCTAGTTTTTTTAAAGCCATGTATCTTCCATGCCCTGCTAGGATCATATTATTTTCATCAACTATAATTGGACTTCTATATCCTATTTTCTTTATAGTTTCAGATAATTTTTCTATCTGCCAGTTAGGATGTTCTTTAGCATTATTCTCGTACATTTTTATTTTATCTATGCTAATCTTTTCTATTTTCATGTTATCCCTCTCTTTTAAATTCTTTCCCACCAACCACAACCGCTCCTTGTTAATTAACTGAGCTCTATATATAAATTCAGAAGGAGGCTAAATGAACAAAAAAAGAGCCATTAAACAAATAGACTTATTTTTTAAATCTATTTATCTAATGGCTCATATATCTATAGTCTTGCCTATTTAATTGTTAACTAGTGATGTAAACTTCTCACTATATATCTTTTCTTATTGAGTTTTCCTTTATTGAATACAATCCTTATTTCGCATTCTTTTTTTGTTTTTTTTAAAGCTAAAATATCATCAAGTAAATATTTTATCTCAACATCATCTTCAATCAAAGTTTCGTATTTTTTGTTCAATTTTACCTCCTATATTATATCACATTTGTGCTTTTTTTACAAACAAAAAGACCAGTTTTATTTGGTCTTTTCTTGTTTTTTATTCAGTTTTTCTAATTCTTTGCAAAAAATTTCGGAAATTTTTTTAAGTTTTTCATTTAATTTTTTCATTGCGATTACTGTTCCTGAAAAATATTTATTTTTTTCCATAATATTCCTCCTTTTTTTATTATAATACTAAGACCAAAAATATTCAATTGCCATTGTGCTTTTAAATTAAAAATTTTCTCTTATAAAATCATCTAACAGCAAAGCGAAAAAAGCAAAGCTGTAAAGTGAATAATAAGTTATTTCGCCCCATTCAATTTTGTGGCTGTTCCATCTGCCAGTTCTTTTATATGATTTTATTTTTGCTATTATTCTTCCTGTTGTTAAAATTGTAAAAACTATTACGAATCCTAATAAATATGTTTTCAAAAATTTCATTCCTATTCCTCCTATATTACTTTAAAAATAAATAAATTCCTATTGTTGTCATTAGATATATACACATTATAACTAAATCAAAGTAAGCACTCATTAAATATCTTCTTTTTTCAGCTTTACCGACTTGGCAAATAACTATACTTAAAATCATTACTGTTACAATTATTTTTAATATCATTTTATTTCTCCTCATAAATTTCTAAAGTCCCAGAAACTTCATCGTCTTCTATTACAAAAATTCTTCCGCTTGTAGTCTTGTAATAAAATAATGTGATCCCGTCTTCCAGTTCTTCAGTTTTTTCAAGCCCTAATAATTCACACATATCCATCAATAAGTCTGGTTCTAGTAAGCTTTTATCCCAGACTTCTAAAAATATTTTTTCATATTTCTGTTTTTCTTTTTCCGTCATTTTCTTTTCTCCTTTACTAAAATACTGTCATACTCTCCATTTTTTAATTTCTTCCGAAATAATTTAAAATGATTAGGATATACTGGAAGCAATTCATAAACTAACTGTTCATTCAGCCATACACCACCAACTATATATTTCTCCTGAAATTCCTCTTTTCCTATTGCATGTTTTATCATGTGATGTTCCCTACATAGGGGTATAAATGGATTTTGTAATCCATCATCATTTTCATAATTCCCTGCACTGCTAGAGATTGTATTCCAGTGGTCTAAATCCACTATATCTCCGTTCTCAAAGTCATGGATTTTACCACATATACAGCATGTCCTTTTTCTCAGGCATGCTATAACATATCTTTGAGTGATGTTGTCTATTTCTAATATGTGCTTATATCTAGTGTCATGTTTGCCCAAAATATATAGATTCACTCCCATTTCAAGTGCCTGTTCAATGATAAAAGCTATGAATTCATTAGCTGTTTGCATGTCACATCTAGCTGTTGAGAAATCTAATCTGTCAGTTGCTATTGCAAACTGTTCTTTCATTAGTTCTTTTATTTCCAGAAGAGTATATCCCAGCTGTTCTCCAAACTCTTTTAACAAAACATGTATAAGTCCGTTCTGTGCCTGAGATAGTTTTTTAACTGGGATAACTTTAATTGGCAGGTTATTAAAATACTCTTCAAGCTCCATTTTTAGCCCGGCAGTTACTCTTTCAACTGGTAAAGTGATAACAATTTGACTATCTATGATTTCAGCATTTGCCATTTTTTCATTGCTCTCCTAACTTTCTTAAATTTTAAATTTTCAAAAATTCTTGTATTCATTCTGCAAAAATCATGCTCATCTTTGCTTAAAACTTCTCCTGTTTTCAGCTTGTTTTTTATGATTCCAATTTTCTCAATTTGCTCTTCTATCATAATTCCTCCTAAATAAAAATTCACAGTCTTTAATAACTGTGAATCTGTCTTTTTATATATTTCTCCACCATTTTTTCCACTCTTTATAAATCAGGAATTCAATGCTTTCTATATCTATTCTTTCCATTCCAATCTCATTTTCAATAACTTCGTCTGAAATATCTTTTCCTGTTTCTGCGTTAGTAGCTTTAAATCCATCTTTTTTAGCAATCATTTGAAAAATTTCTGTCAGCTTTTTTGTTGTTTCAAAATCTAATTCTTTTTTAAATTCTTCGAATGTTTTTATTTTTTCTATTGACATCTTAATTTAACCCCCTTAGTTCTGCTTTTTCAATCCAGTTCTGAACATATGCCAATGCTTCAGTTAAATCTTTTCTTTTTATATCCCTGTAGCTTGCTACTCCAAAACGGTCTTTCACATCTCTATGTATTGCTGGAAACATCAGTCTTTTTTCAGCATTGATTACATCCAGTCTCTGATATACTCTGATATTTATGGCTTTCTGTAACTTTCTTTGTTCTGACTGGTCTATTCTAATTTCATTATCAACCTTGTTTTCCACAATTTCTATCCTGTGCTTGACCGACTTCATTTCATTCGCCTGTATAATTATCATGTCTTCAATTGTCATCGGTTTTGAATAGCTTCCAGTTTTTCTAATTGCTGGGATAACTTCTGATGTTATCCATTTTCTAAATGGTTTTGCTTCTTTTTTATCACTTCTTACAATCAAAGCATACAATCCACTTTCGTTTGTGAAATTAGTTTCTCCTTGACGCCCTAAGCTAAACTTAGCCCGTTCATCTTCATCCAATCTTTGTGCAACTGCCGTAGGATTTGTTAATTCTAATATGTCACAAATATCTTTTATACAAAACCATGCTTCATTATTTACTAATACTGTTCTTACGCTTCCTAAATTCTCTTTACTGAATATTTGAAATCTTTCATCATTTATAACTTGTAATTCATTCATATTTTATCCTCCTATTATACTTTTAAGCAGTAGCCCTTGCTATTTCATTCTTAAGAGTTTCTGACTGCACTATACTGTCTATTCTTTTTCCTGCCTTGTAATATTCTTCCTTGACTACATCTAAGAAATCATCAAAGGCACTTTCTAAATCAAAAAGCTTAATTCCTTTTTCCAGTGCTTCATCCCATATTTTTTGAAATACTCCACTGAATTTCTTCTGCGCTCTGTAACTCCTCATTGTGAATGTCCAGTAATTCCTTTGCTACTTCAAATCCTAATTTTTCTTCAAATGTCATGTTTTTTCCTCCTGAAAATATTGATTTTTTGGAGTTTATACAGTATAATAAGGTTGGTTAGGTACTTATTGTACTGTA